TATAATTATAATGAAGTCGTCGCATATTTTATCTTGTATCTTTAGATATGCGTTGACAACTTTCAAATAGCAGAAATTGAAATATACTTTGAACAGTATGAACGCTTTATATGAGTTTTTTTACATATTATTATTAGAAAATAATAATTCAAATAATCTATTGGAGGATTAATTTATGGATTTGAGTTATTGTGCAATTAATATTTATGAGCATCTAAAAATAAAGTACATGGTTATTTAAAGCCAGAAATTGTTTCGATTTCAATTATGCAATCTGATGAAACAGTTTGGTTAGAAACTATTGAAATTGAAATGGTTGAAGGCTTTGAAAAGAAACTGTTAGAAGGATAGACTTAAATTTTATAACTAATGATGAAGAGGATGAAAATTTGCTTTTTGATTTAAAAGTTTCAATAGAAAAAATACCAAAATATTTATTGAAGAATTCTCTCCAGTTTCTATTATTAATACTACTGAATTATTTAACGATAATGCTTGTGAAAAAATAAGCAAAATATATAATATTTTCGGAATAGATAAGTGATTGTCTGTGATAAACTTGAAATACAAAGCAACTAAAATACCACATATTTAGGAGGTTTTATAATGGGTGGTAAGTTTGAATGGCAGAAATTCAAGGATGTGGATTTGAACGATGACTTTTTCACATCACTGAAAGAGGATTATAATGAGTTTCCTGTTTGGTTTAAGAAAAAGAGCGATTCAGAAGAACATGCTCTAGTTTTTAATGATGAACAAGGGGTAGGTTCGTTTGTCTATTTGAAAAGAGAAAATGAGATAATTGAACTACAGGATAAAACCTTACCAGCCACACCTCGTGTGAAAATTGGAACGTTAAGACTAGCAGAAAGGTTTAGAGGCATGAGGCTTGGAGAGGGTGCTTTGGGTGTTTCTCTTTGGAAATGGAGAGATGAAAAAGCTGAGGATATCTACGTGACTGTCTTTGAAAAGCATATAGAACTTATAAACCTCTTTGAGCGGTTTGGCTTGAAATGCGTTGGTATGAATAAACGAGGCGAGCGCGTATATTTAAAGAGCCGCAACAATATTGATTATAGTAATCCTTATAAAGCTTTTCCTTTTATTCGAAATGACTTCATCAAGGCAGGATTAATACCTATATTTGAGAGATTTCATGATAGGCTGTTTCCTTATTCGGAACTTACCGGAAGGAAGCGTGATATAGAAGAGCAAACTGCGGGTAACGGAGTTACTAAGGTTTACGTCGGGACACCATACACAGCGATGCATTATGAAGTTGGAGAACCGGTTGGAATCTATCGTATATATGAAGGGGACACTGGCAAAACATATAAATCAGCAGTGACATCCTATTGCACTATAACCAAAATGGATATAATACGTGACAACGGAAGAGATAATATTAGCCTTGAAGATTTTGTTAAAAACGCTGGAAACAAAACAGTTTTTACTCCTGAGGAATTGACAAGTATCTATGCACAAAGAAATGTTGTAATGCTAGAATTAGTTTATAACGGTTTCTTTGGTAAAGGTCATAATGTAAATCATAAGAATTTAAATGATCAAGGTTTATTTACTACTCATCCTTATAACTTGGATTATACAAAAGAACAATTTGTAAAAATATTAGGAATGGGTGATGTCGATGTGCAAAATGTTATTATCAATTAATCCCGAACACGTGGATAACATAATGAGTGGTATCAAAAAATATGAATTCAGAAAAGTTCTGTGTAAAGCTGGGGTTGATAAAATTGTTATTTATTCCACTTCACCTATTATGCGTGTTGTCGGGGAAGCAGAGGTTTTGGGCGTAATAGTAGATTCACCCAACAAAGTATGGCAATTAACGGCTGAATTTTCTGGCATAACCAAAGGCTTTTTTGATTCATATTTTCAAAGCAAAGAAAAAGCCGTAGCATATAAGCTTGGCAAGGTGAAAAGATACAAAAAACCGCTAACACTTGCTGATATCGGAATAAGCTTTGCACCACAGTCCTTTATTTATATTTAAAACATTGAAACAGATCATAGAATTTAACTATGATCTGCTTTTTTGATGCTTTTTAATAGCTATTCAACATTGGGCAATGTCCAAAAGAATTAAAACAACTTCCAATTTATTAAAAAGCAATTCTTTGATAATATTTTTTTTGAGTAATAATATGATTTGTTCTTATTTATCAGTAAAAAATATTCAAACCCTTTATTATTAACATAAAATTAAATTTTTAATCAAAATATATTGACAAATTTAATTTTTGTGATAAAATAATATTACCTTTAGAAGAAATATTTGCTAAAGATATTTATTTGATAAAGTGAATTATCGCAAAACCTATATACATATGCAAACAAAAAAGAGATTCTAAGAATTATAAGTGAAATTTTTCGCTATAATTCTGCTCATTTGTTTATATATGCATATAGGTTTTTTATTTTGTCTAAATTTAAGGAGGAATGACTATGGTAAAAGAAGAAATAAGATGTAAGCACAGTCAAAGGATTTTCGATGTTTATGATGGTTCGCATTTAAACATCAGAATCAAATGTAACAATCGCAAATGCAAATATAAATCCATCTGTGAAAAAGAAGAGTCGATTTGCATTGGTCAGTTTGATAATTTACCGGCACTTAAATATATTCCTCGGAAATGTCCTGTCTGTGGACGCATAGTCTTTGATGCATCAACAAACAGCTTCGGAAAGGTAGAAATTAAATGTACCCACTGTAATCAAATCGTTAACATACTAATCGGCGATGCTAAAAAACCCGCTTCTGCGGCATAACATTGAGAACATATTTCTTTTACTGAGCAATCTGAGCATAGGAAAAATCCTATAGCTACTAAGCGCCAGACAAGAACTTAACGGTTTTTGTTTGGCGTTTTTTCATTTTTATAAAACTAAATAAATCATACCGAGCAACGGAGTCGAATGTGAACTACCAAATAGCCGGATGAGTTACTAAACGAAAGTTTGTAATTTGTCCGGCTGTTTTGCGTTTAGTAACCATTCGGCTCTTTTTTTGTTTGCACGACTCCTCTCGGATAACGAGAAGGAGATAACAAAAATGGATTGGTATATAAGAATCGGCAAAGAGCTAGTACCTGTAACCGAAGAGGTTCACAAAGAGTATTACAAAATGGCAAGGCGTGAACGGTATATGGAAAATGATATCAAAGTTGGGCGCATTGAAATAAAGAACGAAAAACCCACATTTATATCAAGCAAAGAGGACTCTATGCAGCGTTTAATGGAGTTAGGTGCTGATTTTGAAGATGAGATTTCTTTAGAAGATATTATTTGTGATAAAGCCACGCTTGTTATTTTACAGCAAGCAATGGCAGAGTTGAACCAACAAGAACAGGAGCTTATACAAGCTATCTATTATAGAAATCTTACTACAAGAGAAATATCAGAACAAGAAAATGTATGCCAAACCACAATTGTTAAAAGACATAAAAAGGCGTTGGAAAAGCTAAAAAAATATTTTTTATAAAATCGGTGTTCAACCCACCCTCCCCATTGGCTAGTAAGTGAAGGGATTAATTCTCTATCAGAAAAGAGGAGGTAACCGAATGAATCACAAAGTAAAAGTTGTTGGCCAAGATATGCAAGAAGAAATGGTTGGTGTGCTCACGGCTATAAGCATTGTTTCAAAAAGGCTTGCTGCAAGAATATCACAGCTTGATGAAAACAATGATGAAGATCAAAAAAACAAAAGTAAGTCACCACCTGGGAGCGAGGTGAAAACCTAGTGAAACTAATTTTTATTTGCTCACCTTTTTCCGGTGACATAGAGCGAAACACAGCAAAGGCAGCGAATTATTGCAGATTTGCATACAGCAAGAACGTAGTCCCATTCGCACCACATTTACACAATCTCCGGTTTCTTGATGAGAGCATATCTGATGAGAGAAATGATGGAATTAAGCTTGGAATTGAAATATTAGCAAAAGCAGATGAACTGTGGTGCTTTGGTGAAAAGTTTACTGAGGGTATGCAAGTAGAACTTAGATATGCAATTGAACATGACATACCAATTAAGTATTTTAACAGGATATGTGAGGAGGTAAAACCCTATGAGCAAAATTATACTGACACTTGCAGTTGTTGAAGATTTAAGAACCCTAGCTAATAGCGTGGAGGCACTTGCCAATGCAATTCAAGAAAATGGATTACCTGAAGCGCCCACGTCAAAGGGTTCAAAGTCTGTACCATTAACCCTTGAACAAGTCCGAGCGGTTTTAGCTGCAAAATCCCAAAACGGTAAACAACCAGAGGTCAAGTCTCTCATTACAGAGTTTGGAGCAACAAAACTCACGGATATTGATCCATCAAAGTATGAGGAACTTCTGAAAAAAGCGGGTGAAATTTGATGTCTGACCACGCATTACTCTCCGCTTCCAGTTCTCATAAATGGCTACATTGTACTCCGTCGGCTAGGCTTGAGGAGCAATTTGAAAACACCACTAGCGTGTATGCATCCGAGGGTACTGCTGCTCATGCACTTGCCGAACATAAACTGAGGTCATATTTGGATATTAAAAGTAAAAAACCCGTAAGTGAGTTTGATGGTGAAGATCTTGAATATTATACAGATGTTTATGTGGATTATGCCTTTGAGCAAATCCAGAACGTAAGGCAAAGTTGCAAAGACCCTATAGTCTTAATCGAGCAAAAACTGGATTATTCACATTATGTTCCCGAGGGTTATGGTACAGGTGACCTTGTAATTGTAGCTGATGACACACTTGATATAGTTGATCTCAAATTTGGTAAAGGTGTGGCAGTATCTGCCGAGGATAACCCTCAGATGAAACTATATGCACTAGGTGCATTGGCACTGTTTGATAGCCTTTATGATATTAAAACAGTCCGTATGACTATAGTGCAGCCAAGGCTTGAGAGTATCTCGACCTGTGAAATTGCCAATCAAGAACTAACTAGGTGGGCAGTAACAGAATTAAAACCTAAAGCTCAGCTTGCCATTAATGGTGAAGGCGATTTTTGCTCAGGTGAACATTGCAGATTTTGCAGAGCAAGGCACACTTGCCGGGCAAGAGCCGAGGAACATTTGGCACTGGCACAATATGACTTTAAACTACCTGCACTGCTTTCCAATGACGAAATCGCAGAAATATTGACAGTTGCTGATAGGCTTTCCACTTGGGCGAGTAATGTTTATTCATATGCTACTGATTTAGCAATAAATGAAGGCAAAGAATGGACGGGGTTTAAACTCGTTAAAGGTCGCAGCAATCGCAAATACACAGATGAAGCCACAGTAATTAAGGTCTGTACTGAAAATGGCTACTCAGACATTTACAAGCAGTCACTCAAAGGTATTACTGATATGGAGAAGATGCTTGGTAAAAAACAGTTTAACACGATTCTTGGTAACTTGGTAGAAAAGCCGCAGGGCAAGCCGGCCCTCGTTCCAATTACTGATAAAAGGCAAACTATCACATTAAATAATACGGCTATAGCCGATTTTAAGAAAGATGAGGATTAATATTATGGAAAACAACAAAACAAAAGTGGTAACTGGTAAGGTTCGTTTCAGCTATGCAAACATTTGGGAACCTAAATCAATCAATGGCGGTGATGAGAAGTATGGCGTTTCTCTTATCATCCCAAAGGCAGATGCAAAGGCACTTGCTGAAATAAAGGCTGCTATTGAAACTGCAAAGCAAGACGGTAAGGCAAAGTTTGGTGGCAAAATACCTTCTAACTTAAAACTTCCACTTCGTGATGGTGATGTTGACCGTCCCGATGATGACGCATACAAAAACAGCTACTTTATTAATGCAAACAGCAAAGACAGGCCCCAGGTAGTAGATAAAAATGTGAAACCTATTTTAGACCCAAATGAAGTGTATAGTGGTTGTTTTGGTAGAGCTTCGATTACATTTTATGCCTTTAATCAGAACGGAAATAAGGGTATAGCTTGTGGATTGCAGAATTTGCAGAAGCTTACTGACGGTGAACCACTGAGCGGTCGCAGCAGAGCAGAAGATGACTTCACAACTGCTGATGACGATGATTTCTTATCATAATGAGAACGCTTGGAATTGATATTGAGACCTATAGTAGTGTTGATTTAGTTAAGTCGGGGGTATATGCGTATACCTCCGCCCCTGACTTTGATATTCTGCTGTTCGCATACGCTTTTGATGATGAATTGATAAAAATTGTAGATTTAGCAAGCGGAGAGCAGCTTCCATGTGAAATACTCAATGCATTAACAGATAATTACATTATTAAGACAGCATTTAACGCGAACTTTGAAAGAACGTGTCTTTCTAAATATTTGAAACAGCAGTTTTTTTCTGTCTCATGGCAGTGTACTGCGGTGCAATCGGCAATGCTTGGACTTCCACTCTCCCTTGATGGAGTCGGTCGAGTTTTAGGACTTGAGCAACAGAAAATGAAGGAAGGCAAAGATTTAATTCGATATTTTTGTGTACCTTGCAAGCCTAATAAAACAAACGGTGAACGAACTAGGAACTTACCGCATCATGCTCCAGATAAATGGGAAATATTCAAAACCTATTGTAAACGTGATGTTGAAGTTGAGCGACACATTAGAAACAAACTTTTGAAATATCCTATCAGCAAAAACGAACAGATAATATATATCCTTGATCAGCAGATAAATGATAAGGGTGTTCTTGTTGATATGCAACTGGTAGCAAAAGCGATTGACTGTGACAAGTTACACAAGATTGATAACATATCAGAGGCTCGAAGGCTTACAGGACTTGACAATCCTAACAGCGTAGCACAACTCAAAGCGTGGCTGCTTGAAAATGGTGTAAAAGTGGATTCATTATCTAAAAAAGCTGTTGCTGACCTTGCAAAAGAATCCGACGGTGAGGTTGAACAGCTTCTTAACCTAAGGCTACAGCTGGCTAAAACCTCAATCAAAAAATATGAAGCAATGGAACGGTCGGTATGTCCTGATGGAAGAGTTAGAGGCCTGTTTCAGTTTTATGGTGCAAATAGAACCGGAAGATGGGCAGGGCGTTTGGTACAGGTGCAAAATCTCCCACAAAATCATCTTGCCGACTTGGAACTTGCAAGAAATCTAGTAAAACAAGGTTGCTTTGATACACTGGTACTTTTATTTGATAATGTACCAAATGTTTTATCTGAAATTATCCGCACTACATTTATCCCTAAACCCAACCACAGATTTATTGTATCAGACTTTTCTGCTATTGAAGCAAGGGTTATAGCTTGGCTTGCTGGTGAAAAGTGGCGCATGGACGTGTTTGCAACTCATGGAAAAATATATGAAGCATCTGCAAGCCAAATGTTTAAAGTGCCGATTGAAGAAATAACAAAAGGCTCACAACTAAGACAGAAAGGTAAAATAGCAGAACTTGCTCTTGGATACGGTGGCTCTGTTGGAGCACTTACAGCTATGGGTGCACTTGATATGGGTGTAGCTGAAGAAGAACTTCATTCACTTGTAGCAGCATGGAGGCAGGCAAATCCAAATATTACAAAGTTGTGGTGGAATATTGATAAAGCTGCAATTAAGGCAGTAAAGGAAAGAACTGCTGAAATAGTTGGTAGAATAAAAATCTATTATGAAAGTGGTATCTTATTTATCACTTTACCTAGCGGACGTGAGCTTTCATACATTAAGCCAAGAATTGAGCTAAATAAATTCGGTCGTGAAGGTATTACCTATGAGGGTATTGGAGTCACAAAAAAGTGGGAACGCATAGATACCTACGGGCCTAAGCTTGTAGAAAATATTGTTCAGGCAACCGCAAGGGATTTATTGGCTGATGCTATGGTCAATGTAGCAAATAAAGGTTATGAAATAGTGATGCATTGCCATGATGAAATTATTGCTGAAGTCCCTTTGGGTTTTGGCTCAGTTGAAGAAATGTCAAATATAATGGCTTTGCCAACTGCTTGGTCTGAAGGACTCCCGCTACGTGCAGATGGATTCGAGTGTTCGTATTACAGGAAGGACTAACATATGAGAAGAATAAGCTATTTTAACAGTGAAGGGTATTCAGATCCTACCGCATACCAAGCTTTAAAAAATATCATCAAAAAGGAAGGCGTAGAACATGATCATATCAGTCGCAAACTCAAGAAAAGAAAAGTTATGGAAAAGCATAGAGATGACGTGGGAAGATTTTCTGAAAAGGGTTAGTTTAACTCATAAAACTGCCGAGAGTGTTGACGAATACAAGAAACTGCCCAAGCCTAAACAGGATGACATCAAGGATGTGGGTGGATTTGTAGGTGGTAAATTAAAAGATGGCAAACGTAAAACTGGCAATGTTGAATTCCGCTCGATTTTAACGCTTGATATGGACTATGCATCTGAAAGCATATGGGAACAAATCACTATGCTTTTTGACTTTACTTGCTGTATCTATTCTACCCACAAGCATATACCCGAAAAACCAAGGTTCAGATTAATAATTCCACTATCAAGAACCATTACAGCAGATGAATATTCAGCAATTGCAAGAATGGTGGCCTCCGACATAGGCATTGAAATGTTTGATGATACTACGTATGAGCCTTCAAGACTTATGTATTGGCCATCTACATCCAGTGATGGAGAGTTTGTTTTTGAGAAACAGGACAGTGTGTTTTTAGACCCTAGTATTGTGCTTTCAAGGTATAAGAACTGGCACGATACAAGTGAGTGGCCTATTTCATCAAGGCAGACAAGCATTGTAAAACACAACCTCAAAGCACAAGCCGATCCACTTGAAAAGGACGGGATTGTTGGGGCGTTTTGTAGGTCATATAGCATCGAACTTGCAATCGAAAAATTCCTCGCGCATATTTATGCGCCTAGTATACTGTCTGAAAGGTACGACTATATTCCTGCCGACTCAACTGCCGGTGTCCTTATTTATGATAACAAATTTGCATATTCACATCATGCAACAGATTCTGCTTGCGGAAAGCTTTGCAATGCCTTTGATTTGGTGCGAATTCATAAGTTTGGTGAACTGGATACAAAAGTTGATGAGGACACTCTCCCTTCAAAGTTACCATCATATAAGGCAATGCAAGAAATATGTGTTAAAGATGAAGCTGTAAAAAAGCAACTGGCCATTGAAAGGCAAGCTCAAGCTACTAACGATTTTAATGTTACTGAGGATAAAGATTGGCAGATAAAACTAGATGTCGGTAAAAATGGTGAGGTAATAAATAATCTTAAAAACCTCATTATTATACTTGAAAATGATTCAAAATTGAAACCCATTGTATTTAATCAGTTAAGTGATGGAATGGAGATTAAATCAGAGAGCCTCTGCGGCATTGAAATTCCATGGAAACACCCTAATAAATTTTGGCGAGATGCTGATGATGCACAGCTGATGTCATATATAGACTTGACCTATGGTAACTTTTCAGCAAGAAATTATGACATTGCAGTCACCAAGGTTACCGATGACAGATCTTATCATCCCATCCATGAGTTTATTGATAGCTTGCCGAAATGGGATTGGACAAAGCGCGTAGATACACTCCTTGCGGATTATCTTGGTGCTACAGACAGTAAATATGTTCGTGCAGTTACCCGTAAAACCCTGTGTGCTGCAATATCCCGTGTGCTAAACCCTGGTTGCAAATTTGATTCTATGTTAGTTCTTAACGGTCCCCAAGGTGGCGGTAAAAGTACATTCATTGCAAAACTTGGTGGCGAGTGGTTTTCCGACAGCCTAAGCCTATCTGATACCAAGGACAAAACTGCTGCTGAAAAGCTGCAAGGCTACTGGATTTTGGAGATTGGTGAGCTTGCCGGACTGAAAAAAGCCGAGGTGGAAACCCTCCGCAGTTTTCTCTCTCGACAAAATGATATATATAGAGCCAGTTTCGGAAAACGCGCCACTCCCCATTTAAGACAGTGCGTTTTCTTTGGCACAACCAATGCGGAAAAAGGATACCTCCGTGACACCACGGGAAATCGCCGCTTTTGGCCTGTTAGAACACCAGGAGGTGGAGAAAAAATGTCGTGGCAGCTGACGCATGAGGATGTTTTGCAAATATGGGCAGAAGTTCTTGTATATGTTGAAGCAGGCGAAAAACTCTACCTTGATAATTCAATGGAACAACTAGCAAGGACCGAACAACGTGAAGCTATGGAATCTGACGAGCGTGAAGGCTTGGTTCGAGATTACCTTGAAACACTGCTTCCTACAGAATGGCCAAAAATGGATTTGTATGAGCGTCGTGCCTTCTTCTCCGGCAGTGAATTTGGTGAGAGCAGCCGAGTTGGAACAGTTAAACGTACATCCATTTCCAATATGGAAATATGGTGCGAGTGCCTTGGTAAGGACAAGACTGCTCTCAAGCGAACCGACAGTAACGAACTGTCTGCCATTATTGCACGTATTGGTGGTTGGAGCGCACTGGTGAAAAAGGAACGAATTCCAATCTACGGTCAACAGTGGCTTTATGTTCCAAAGGATGTTACAAGAGATGATTCCAGTAACAGTTAAGTAGTCCGTAACAAAATTCGCCTGTTCCAACGATACAAAATTCAAGCCTTGGAACACCCCTTGGAACAGGCGGTAGCTCCTTATGTACCAGTTAATTTCACAACTTTGTTACTGGTGTTACAAGACTTTTATAATAAATATAATTCTATCTCTTTATATAGTAGTAATACCCGCAAACGCACGATTGCGCGCGCATAAGACTTTTTGGTTCTTGGTAACAAAGCAAAAGGAGATAAATATATGAGAGAAACAACTATTGAGGGGTCACTTGTCAAAGCAGTCAAAGGCATGGGTGGTCTTGCACTGAAGTTTACATCACCAAGTTTTGATGGAGTGCCTGACCGCTTGGTGCTCTTTCCTCATGGAAAGGCTTGCTTTATAGAACTTAAAGCACCAGGCAAAACAATACGTCCTCTGCAAGAAAAGCGTAAAAGGCAATTTGAAGAATTAGGGTTTAAAGTTTATTGCATAGATAAAAAAGAACAGATTGGAGGTGTACTTGATGAAATTGAAAAAGGATGATATGCATGAGTATCAAAATTACTGTACTGAAAAGATAATAGAAAATCCTGCATTTGCTCTTTTGCTTGATATGGGACTTGGAAAAAGTGTTATTACACTAACTGCAATATGGCTTTTGCTTTTTGACTATTTTGAAATATCAAAGGTGCTTGTAATTGCACCACTTCGAGTGGCTCAAGATACTTGGAGCAGAGAATGTGAAAAATGGGAGCATTTAAGTGGTCTCAGAATTTCTAAAGTATTAGGAACAGAAAAAGAAAGAAGAGCAGGCTTGATGCGAAAAGCTGATCTGTATATCATAAATCGTGAAAATGTAGAGTGGCTTGTAAAGTTCCTTATCGATAACAAAATAAATATGTTTGACATGGTGGTCGTTGATGAACTTTCAAGTTTTAAATCACATACTGCTAAAAGATTTAAGGCGCTTAGAAAATTGAGACCAAGTTTTAAAAGGATAGTAGGACTTACCGGTACTCCTGCTCCAAACAGCCTGCTTGATTTATGGAGTGAAATAAATCTCCTTGATATGGGTGAAAGGCTCGGTCGATTTATCGGTAATTACAGAAATGAGTATTTTACACCGGATAAACGCAATCAACAAGTCATATTCAGCTATAAACCAAGAGAAGGTGCAGAGGCATTAATTTATAAAAGAATTTCTGATATCTGTGTCAGCATGAAGGCCTGTGATTATCTGCATATGCCGGAGAGAATTGACAACAACGTAGAAGTTCAGATGTCAGAAAACGAGTATGCCTTATACCAAAAGTTAGAAAGTGAAATGTTATTACCGTTTGCCGATGGTGATATAGATGCAGTAAATGCAGCAGCACTTTCAAACAAATTATTACAGATGGCAAATGGTGCAGTTTATGATGAATTCAAGGCAGTGAAGACAATTCACAGCAAAAAGCTTGATGCTTTGGAGGATTTAATTGAATCGGCTAACGGAAAACCTGTACTTATCTTTTATGCATATAAGCACGACAAGTCAAGAATATCAGAAAAATTTAAGGTGACTGAAATCTTAACAATCGAGGATATTTCAAAGTGGAATAATGGTGAAATACCAATAGCAATTGCACACCCCGCATCTACAGGACACGGTTTAAACTTACAAGCAGGTGGTTCGACGGTTATTTGGTTTGGATTAACCTGGAGTTTGGAATTATACCAACAAGCAAATGCAAGGTTATGGCGACAAGGTCAAAAGGATACAGTTGTAATTCATCATATTATTGCCAAAGGCACGATTGATGAAGACGTTTTAAAAGCTTTGAGCAACAAGGAAAACACACAAATCGCTTTGATTGAAGCAGTGAAAGCGAGGATTGGGGGCGTAATGCATGACTAAACAGGAATTATCACAGCTTTATTACTTGAATAGAGAAATCGAGGAATTAAAACACAGAATTGCAGAACTTGAGTGGGCTGCCACTTCTACTAATTCAACAATAACCGGAATGCCTCATGTAAGTGGTGCTACAGATAAGATTGGTAAATATGCAGCAGAGATTGCAGATTTAAAAGAACTGCTGGAGCTTAATCTGAAAAAATGCTTTTATGAACTTAATCGGTTGAACCGGTACATAGAAAGCGTTGAGGATGCGCAAATGCGGTTGATTTTAAGTTTGAGATATGTTAATGGTTTGAGCTGGCAGCAGATAGCGTTTAGCATTGGTGAACATGATGAGCAGTATCCAAGGAGAAAGCATAATAAATTTTTGAGTAATAATAAAACTTGACGAAAATGATGAATTGCCTGTTCTAAAATAGGATTATTAAAAAAAGAGTAAAAAGGATACCACTGTAAAGGGCTCACTTTAACTGCTTGTTAAGATTACCCGATCAAAATATGAAAATAATTAAAAATCAGTCCTATTGACAAAGATGATGTATTAGCAATAACAGTATATAATGCAAGCTTTGGTTTGGAAATATATTTAAATAACAAAATGTATGCCACAAATTCAGAAATGAAAACAAATATTTCACCAATAATTATTGCGTTAGCGTAACTCAATCCACTAAAAGTAATTAATGCAAAAAGTAATATTTGAGTAGCAATGTTGACAATGACAATTTTCCAAAGTGGTCTTATTTTGAAGGGAATGGCAATCAAAGTTTCTATTACGGTTGATATTACCATTCTTATTAAAAATGCCAAAATAACCAAGGCCGAAAGATTAATGGCACTAACCAAATATCCACGATAATATTGTTCAAATTCTATATTTGGTGTTGTGCTACTTGCATCGTAATCAACTCTACGAGGAAAGGTATTATTAGTGGTCGATAGTACACTTACGGCATCAGAAACCTTTAGAACATTTCCGTCCTTGTCAAGCAGAGCAATTTTAATAGACTTAGTTATTGTACTAATAGGCTTGTTGCTGTTATCAAGTTGAATAATTCCACTCATAACTGAATCACGTGAGATACTTGGGTATGATTTTATGTTTTTACAATGAAAAGATATACTCACATACCCATTTTGATTGTAAGCTACAATTGGTGTTGAACTGTTAAAGCCATATGTAACTGCATTGGAAGTATTTAAATCAGTATAATATTTGTTGCTTGTACTGATTTTGATTAGTATATCAGTATATTTGACATTGGAATCTGTGTTGGTTGCATAAGAATAAAAATAACTCGGTGGTGCAGGAGAATCAGCATAAGCAACAAATAGCGGTGTAAAAAAAGAAGCAAGAATAACAATTACAAGAATAGAAAATAATCTTTTAGCCTTTTGCATAGATTATACCTCGCACTTTATAATAATTGGGATCTAATATATAGTACCATTATAAATCTGGAAATTATAGAAGTAAATAGATTTACATTCAAAATTTATATCAACTTATTAATATGTACAGTGAATAAAGCTAAAATCAATTAAAAAGTTGACGAAAATGACGAATTGAATATGCTAAAATAATAGCATAGAAAATATATCATAAAGCGTCTGCTGTAATAACAGTAGGTGTTTTTCTTTTGTCTTAAAGAGGTGAAACCTATGCCATACAAACCCTTAAAACCCTGTAAACATACTGGTTGTGCTAACCTAACAGCATACGTCTTTTGTGAGGAACACCAATCGTTACACACCAATCACAGATCAAATGCCACAGAACGCGGCTATGACAGCAGATGGCGTAAAGCAAGAAACATATTCTTAAAGGCACATCCTTTGTGTACTGAGTGCTTAAAGCAAGGAAAGGTAACGCAAGCTACTGTTGTTGACCATGTTGTTCCTCACCGAGGTGATAAGGTTTTGTTTTGGGATGAGTGCAATTGGCAATCACTCTGCAAGAGTTGTCATGATAAAAAGACGATGACAGAGGACAGACACCAAGCGTACAAATTCTAGCCCCCCAGGGGTGGTCAAATCGCTACAGTTAGCCATTCAAACGACCGTTGCCCCCTCTCACACGAATTTTCGCAGAATTTGATAAGGGGGGTAGCCAAAAATCGCAAAATTCAATAGGTAAACGCAGTAGCTACAAGGGTTTGTGGCTACTTTTATTTTGTCCCAAACCCATGTAACGGAGTAATGCCAAATGATAAACAGTGATAAAGATAAAATACGGCAACTTAGGCTCGAAGGTATTGGATATAAAGGGATTGCGGCTAGTCTTGGTATCAGTCGCGACAGTGTTCGCAGTTTTTGCAAACATAACGGTCTTGAGGGCAATTCATCTGTCGTTTCTTTAAACTATCAAGAAAACAAAAACCGCAATAAGATTTGCACCAATTGTGGTAAGCCTTTAAAGCAGAAAAGACTGGGGCGCAATAAACGTTTTTGCAGTGACAAGTGCAGGCATAGTTGGTGGCACTCATTTTCACAAATAAAAATACAGTTTCTGAAAGGCGAAGAAGATGGAGTTTAAGAAAATTCAAATAGATAGTTTAATCCCTGCTGAATATAATCCACGAAAAAAGCTTAAACCTGGGGACGAAGAGTTTGAAAAAATCAAGAACAGCATAAAAGAGTTTGGATATGTCGACCCCATTATCGTAAATAAAGATTTAACAGTTATTGGTGGACATCAGAGAATATCCGTTTTAAAGGAACTGGGATACACAGAGATTGATTGCGTTGTAATTGAAATTGATAAAACAAAAGAAAAAGCATTAAATATAGCACTCAATAAAATCAGCGGTGAGTGGAATAAAGAACTACTTGCGGATTTAATCAAGGATTTACAAAGCATAGATTATGATATCGGCTTCACAGGCTTTGACCCTCCTGAGATTGATGCGTTATTTAATGAGTTGTTTCCTAAAGGCGTAAAAGAAGATGGCTTTGATGAGCCACCACCGGAAAATCCTATCTCAAAACAGGGTGATGTTTGGCTGCTTGGTCGCCACCGCTTGGTTTGTGGGGATAGCACTAAACTTGAAACCTACAAACTCCTTATGGATGGTAAGTCTGCAAATTTAGTTGTAACTGATCCCCCTTACAATGTGGCATATGAGGGAACTGCTGGGACTATCCAAAATGATAATATGGATGATAAAAAATTCTATGAGTTTCTTCTGAACTCATACAAAGGTATGTTTGAAAGCTTAACGGATGGCGGTTCTATTTATGTATTTCATGCTGACCGTGAAACCGTTAATTTCAGAATGGCTTTTAAAGAGGCAGGTTTCTTTTGTCATCAAACTTGTATTTGGGTTAAAAACTCACCGGTGTTGGGGCGTTGCGATTATCAGTATAACCATGAGCCGGTTCTTGTTGGTTGGAAGCCAACTGCCGGGCATAAGTTTTATGCTGACAGGAAGCAACGTACTACTTGGAACTTTGACAGACCCACAAAATCAAAATATCATCCAACTATGAAACCAATAGCTTTAATGGCTTATCCTATTGTTAATTCAAGCCTCACCAATTCAATTGTCCTTGATCCATTCGGTGGAAGCGGTTCAACTCTGATCGCATGTGAGCAGACCGACAGAATCTGCTATACCATAGAACTTGATGAAAAGTATGCAGACGTTATCGTGAAACGATATATAGAGCAAGTTGGCAGCGAAGAATGTGTGTTCCTTTTAAGAGATGGGATCAGAGAAAAGTATTCTGAGGTGAAGACTAATGAGTAGTTTAACCCTTGGCTCTCTTTTTGATGGCAGCGGCGGATTTCCGCTTGGTGCAATACTTAACGGGATCACCCCGGTATGGGCAAGTGAAATTGAGCCTTTTCCAATAAGGGTAACCACAATAAGGCTGCCTTTTATGAAGCACTATGGAGATATATGCAAAATAAATGGTGCAGAAATAGAGCCTGTTGATATCATAACGTTTGGATCGCCCTGCACTGATATGTCCGTTGCAGGTAAAAGAGCCGGACTTGGCGGTACACAATCAGCACTATTTTATGAAGCCATCAGGGTTATTAAAGAGATGAGGTGTAAAACAAATGGTAAATACCCACGTTTCATTGTGTGGGAAAACGTGCCGGGTGCATTTTCAAGCGGAAAAGGTGACGATTTCAGAGCAGTCCTCCGTGAAATCGTCAAAATCAAAGAGCAAACCGCTGATGTTCCTATGCCTCAGAAATGGTTGTCAGCAGGTGAAATCGTGGGAGATGGTTTTTCTGTTGCCTGGCGAACAATTGATGCCAGGTTTTGGGGAGTCGCCCAACGCAGGCGTCGTATCTACCTTGTCGCAGATTTTGCAGACAGCAGTGCCGGAAAAATATTATTTGAGTTCGAAGGCTTGTCAGGGTATACTCCGCAGAGCATCAAGCCGTGGCAAACAACTGCCGGAAATGCTGAAGAATGCATTGGAACGCCACTCAGCTTTGAACCGGGAGCCGCATCAAGATTAGACGGGCATTATTGGCAAGATAGCACTTGCACTCTTCGTGCAGATATGGGTGATAACCAATTAGCTGTTGCAATAGAAAATCATCCGACCGACAGTAGAGTAAATCTTGATGACAGCGGAACAGTTCAAACCCTTACTTCTCGTATGGGTACTGGCGGCTGCAATGTACCGCTTGTTATGGGTGAAAGATTACAAGGGTTGCCTATCTCCGAAAACTTGGCACAAACCTTGCTCGGCACTGATTATAAAGGTGTTCAGTGTGTTTTTGAAGCAGTTCCGCAGACTCTAAAAATACGTTCCGGCTGTGAAGGCAATCTCTGCGGAGGGAACGATGGCAAAGGAGCTTTGGTTCAAGATAACATATCCTCAACCCTATCCTGCAATAACGGCCAGACTGTTTTTGTGCCCAAGGTTTATGGCATTTGCTCCGATGGCAGCAACTCAATGAAATCAGATAATCCCAACAGCGGCATTTATGTAGCTGATACCAGCAGAACCCTTGACGGCAATGGCGGTAATCCGTCTTGCAATCAAGGAGGCATGGCTGTAGTTTCTATTCAGGGCAGCATGATAGGCAGAGATGATAAAAACGGGCCGCAAGGTGATGGACTTAATGAAGATATAAGCTTTACGCTGAATACAATTGACCGTCATGCTGTGGCATACAGTTTAGACAGAGCAAGTTATAACCAGGGCAAAAATGCTCAGCTTGATATAAGTATTAGCGAGGAACAGGCACAGACCCTTATTGCAAAGGGGTCTCATGCAGTGGCTCAACCGGCAAGCTTTTATCCTCAACTGAAAGCCGAGAGTCAATGTTTCAGACAGGATGGAACAGCAAACACCCTTGTAAATGGTACGAACCCCGGTTATCAAAATGGAATAGTTGAACCTGAATATACGGTTAGGCGGCTGACACCTACGGAATGTGCTTTGCTTCAAGGCTTTCCGACTGATTGGTGCAGTAATCTTGAAACAAAAGAACCATCTGAAGCAGACATTGCTTGGTGGTCAGATGTTTTTGAAACACACCGTAAAATAACCGGCACAAGCTCAAGACCAAAAAACAGAAATCAGATTATAAAGTGGTTGAAAAATCCTTATTCTGATGCTGCAGAGTACAAAATGTGGGGCAACGGAGTGGCACTTCCCTGTGTTTGCTTTGTACTTGCCGGGATTGCATGGGCAGCAAACCTTGATATGAACCCGTAATATACACAACTATACCCCAATAACTGCTGTGTTTTTATACTATATGTAGTGCATAATTGTCTGGATATATACCCTATATAGAGTTAATATGTGTATACCGAAAGGGAAAAAGCACACTTTATAAAGGGGAAAAGGACAATGAAAAGCCAATCAGTAGGAATCGAAATTGAGATGACTTGCATTACAAGAGCAAAAGCAGCAAGCGTTATTGCAAAATACTTACATGGCACAATTGAAAAAACCTGCGATAGTTATGACACTCACAAAATCATAGCACCAGACTGTAGAACATGGAAGATTGTGAGTGATGCAAGCATTAAAACCATGAAAAAGCAAGACGGGGAACTTGTTTCAGCAAGCGGGTTGTACAGCGTAGAACTTGTTAGCCCAATTCTTAACTACGATAACGACATAGAAACCTTGCAGGAAATAATCAGACTGCTTAGGAAAGCAGGAGCGGTCAGCGAAAGCTACCTGCAATGCGGCATTCACATTCACATAGGAGCGCAAAACCATACTCCGAACACCTTAAAGAACCTTATAAACCTTATGGCAAGCAAAGAAGATCTGATTTACAAAAGCTTAGAGGTTGACCCTGTCAGAATGAGATATTGCCAAAAGGTCAATGAGGATTTAATTGAAACAATCAACAAGAAAAAACCACAAACCCTTTCACAACTTGCAGACCTTTGGTACAGCGGATACAGCAGAGAAAGCAGAGAACGCCATTATCATTCAAGTAGATACCATGGAATTAATTACCATAGCATATTTACAAATGGAACGATTGAGTTTCGGTTTTTTAATGGGTGCCTACACGCTGGCAAGATACGCAGTTGGATTGTTTTCTGCATGGCGGTAAGCCACCAAGCACTAACCCAAAAGTCAGCGAGTGCCAAACGTACCCACACGGACAATGAAAAATATACTTTTAGGTGCTGGCTTTTACGATTGGGCATGATTGGTGATGAGTTCAAAAATTGCAGAGAGCATTTGATGGCTTCGCTCAGCGGAAACTCAGCCTGGAAAACCCTAAGAGCAGCTTGAAACAGCAGAGCCTGTGAGGGGCAGCAACCCCTCACATTGGCTTTATAAAACTAAAGGAGTAGTAATATGCAAACGAAAACAAAAATATATGGGGCGTATGGTTCAAATATGAACCTCCAGCAGATGAAAAACCGCTGTCCAAATGCCAAGATTATCGGTAAAGGTACTCTTGAAAATTACAGGCTGACCTTTAGGGGTAATTATAAAGGCGTAGCAAATATTGAGCCCTGTGTGGGCAGGAATGTGCCAATCGTTCTGTGGGAGATAACCAAAAAATGTGAAACGGCACTTGACCTTTACGAAGGTTACCCTACCCTATATATAAAGGAACAGGTTGACGTTACTGTGAATGGCAAATCTATAAAGGCTATGTTTTATGTAATGGCTGATGAATATACCAATATGGTTGCAAGCCCTACAGAATATTATTTTAATGTTATTGCAAAAGGGTACGTTGACAACGGTATTGAATTAAAACCGCTTCAAATAGCATATTCTGAATGTTTATCTGAATTGTATTAATGCGGAGGAAATATGGATAAATTTTTTACACAAAAAACGTGTGATAGATGCAGCGGCGACTTAGAGGGTGGCCGCATTATGTCAATGTTTAATACCGACTGCATTTGTCTTGCCTGTTGTGAAAAGGAAAAACTAGAAAAGGATTATGACAAGGCGGTAAAAGCTGACCATGAGCAAATAAAAAAGGGCAATTATAATTTCAAAGGTATAAAAGGCTAGAACAAATATTCCCATTTGTCTATGCTTTCAGTTTTATAGTGTGTTTTTTCAAACTCGGTAAATTTTATTGAGAGGGCATCAATGATGAATGAAAAAGAGTTTGCAGAAGTTTTACATGAAGCACTTATACTTTACATGGAGGATGGCTTAAGCGAAGTCAAAGAGGTAAAGACCTTTAAGAATGCCGGAGTTGTTGGGTTAAGTGATGGATTAATGGTTAGAACCAAGGATGGCAGTGAGTTTCAATTGATAATTATAAGAAGCATTTAGTTAAAAGTTGATAATACCGCAAAAGAGCTTACGTAATGTAGGCTCTTTTGATTTATAAATATAAACGCAGGCACTGAAATTGCAGGATTTATGAGATTAAGTGTGCAAATTGTTTCCAGATTCAATCTGGGGGAGGAGGTGATACCTATGGCGCAAAGAGGGCGTAAGCCGAAGCCTACGGCAGTAAAAGTTCTGGAAGGCAATCCCGGTAAACGAGAACTGAATAAAGATGAACCAAAGCCTCAAAAAAAGGCACCGAGATGCCCTGCATGGCTCGATCCTGAAGCTAAAAAGGAATGGCGAAGAGTTGCAAAGCAGTTAGAACAGCTTGGTGTTTTAACTGAAGTGGATATGGCGGCATTTGCAGGTTACTGTCAAGCCTATGCACGATGGAAAGAAGCAGAAGAGTTTATAACAAAGCACGGAACAATTGTTAAAACTCCATCGGGGTACTGGCAGCAAGTGCCACAGGTATCAATCTCTCAGACCTATCTTAAAATCATGGGCAGATTTTGCGAGCAGTTCGGTTTGACACCATCTGCAAGAAGCAGAATTGTTGCTGAAAACGGCCAATCCGATAAAAATGACCCTATGGAGTTTGTCTTGTATAACGGAGGTAAAAAGATTGTATGATGAAGCAAAAGCACAACATGTTATAAACTTTATCAACTGCCTAAAGCACACGAAGGGTCAGTGGCATGGAGTGCCGTTTGACCTGTTGCCTTGGCAAGATAAAATTATTCAAGATATATTCGGTAATGTTAAAGACAACGGTTATCGTCAATACAATACTGCGTACATTGAAATTCCAAAGAAAAATGGGAAATCTGAACTCGCAGCAGCAGTCGCCCTATATATGACCTGCGGTGATAACGAATGGGGTGCCGAAGTGTATGGATGTGCTTCAGATAGACAGCAAGCTTCCATTGTCTTTGATGTTGCTGTAGCCATGATAGACCAGTGCCCGGCACTCAAGAAAAGAATAAAACCGATCATGTCAGTAAAAAGGCTTGTTTATAAGCCAACCAACAGCTTTTATCAGGTGCTTTCAGCTGAGGCATATACAAAACATGGGCTGAATATCCATGCAGTTGTTTTTGATGAACTTCATGCCCAACCAAACAGAGAATTATTCGATGTCATGACAAAAGGCTCCGGCGATGCTCGTTTACAACCACTCTTTTTCCTGATCACTACAGCCGGTACTGATAGAAATTCAATATGCTTTGAACAGCACCAAAAAGCGGTTGATATACTTGAGGGTCGCAAGATTGATTCGACTTTCTACCCGGTCATTTATGGGATTGATGACAATGCAGAGTGGGGTGACGAACACAATTGGTACAAGGCTAATCCATCACTTGGACACACTATTGATATAGAAAAGGTGAGAAACGCTTACCTCAGCGCAACTGAAAACCCTGCAGAGGAGAATATATTCAGACAATTGCGGTTAAATCAATGGGTCAAGCAATCTACTCGCTGGATGCAGATGGATAAATGGGATAAATGCGATTCCAAGATTGATATTGATAATTTAAAAGGCAGAGAATGCTTTGCTGGTCTTGACCTTTCAAGTACAACAGATATAACAGCATTTGTTCTAGTCTTTCCACCACGCACCGAGGCTGAAAAATATATAGTCCTCCCCTACTTTTGGATACCTGAAGACAACCTTAAACTTCGTGTAAGGCGCGACCATGTACCCTATGATTTGTGGGAAAAGCAAGGATTCATAAAAACTACAGAAGGAAACGTTGTTCACTATGGATTCATAGAAGCATTTATTGAAGAACTTCATACAAAATACAACATAAAAGAAATAGCATTTGACCGCTGGGGCGCAGTTCAGATGGTTCAGAACCTTGAAGGCATGGGATTTACTGTTGTCCCGTTCGGTCAGGGCTACAAGGATATGTCTCCACCTACAAAAGAACTCATGAAACTTACACTTGAAAAGAAAATAGCGCATGGAGGCAACCCTGTACTTCGGTGGATGATGGATAATATTTTTATAAAAACTGACCCTGCCGGAAATATAAAACCTGACAAAGAAAAAAGTACTGAAAAAATTGATGGCGCGGTTGCTTTGATAATGGCACTGGATAGATCAATCAGGCATCAAGGAAATATTGGAAGTGTGTATGATGAAAGAGGGATTTTGGTATTGTAATATAATACAATTTTGTATTGTAAAACGAATACTAATACTCATTAGTGCAATAATAGTTATTAGGGGGTGTGTATTTGTATCCAGATAAAATATTTTATGAACCATTAGCCCTAACATATGAACTTGGCAAGTCCTTAAAAGATAAGTTTCAAGAA